GCGTTTATCCAGTCTTGCAGGCTGACTACTTGTTGCGTTGTGGCAGCGCATTGTCCAGCAAAAAGATTGTAGGCGGTTGCAACATCAGCGACTGTGGGGGCTGTGGAAATGCCGGACACTTTACTGCTACTGGGGTTATTCCACACGCTAGTAGCCCGATAGTAGTTACGCAAAGCAGTAAGTTTAGCTTCATATTCATTGGCTATTCCTTTAGTGACTAATTCGTGTTGTTTTGTGATTGATTCGACTTTGGCTTCTTGTGTCTTGGCGACAATTTCAATCTCTGTCTTGTAATTAAGGTATTTAGAATAACCCAACCACCAGCCACTACCGAAACAAAAAGATACAACCACAGCAATAATGATAATTTTGACATGGTCAATCATTTGTACCCCGAGATTCTTGGGCTGAAAACAAAGGTAGCCATCCAAGGATTTGGCTTATCAACCACATTATCATCCACCAAGCCACGAATATTCCAGCCACAGCAACCATAAATGCAGCGAGAAGTAGAAAATATACGCTTGATATACACGAATTGAAAAAGTCCGTTAGCTTTGATAAAGCACCAACCAGCTTTTGCATTGTCATTGTCCTTAATTGTTTTGTCACCGTATATAGCAGTTATATATAGCGGTACTAAATATCTTAGCCCAAATGCGTATGCAGGGTTACGAATAAGCCATTTTATTTGTGAAAGATAGCAAGGTGGGTTTAATTGGGCAAAAGTAGCATCACCGTCTAAAGAGTTATCAGGGGTCATAAACCAGCCTAAATAGGTCGGTAATCGTGGCCCAACACCCCATGAGGAATGATTGTCTAACCAGCCTTCTTGCTGATTAGCAAACAAAGGCAATACAGGGGCTATAACAAGTGCTAACAATGTTATAACAAGGTTAATAGGGACTAAAAGTATATATAAGATATATATCATTCTACAGGCCCAGTAGTAAGAAAGCGCAATACAGCGACAATAATACCGACAATAACCAAAATAATGCCATAGTATCTTTCGTTTATAACTGATTGCAAATAAGAAAAGTTGTCAAATAGTGCGCCAAACACTACAAGCAAAAACGAAAACCACATAGTGCGGGATTTCATTTTCCAGTAATGTAATGGCTTATAAAACCCACAAAAGCTGATATTGCAGACACCACCATCATGCCCGCCCACAGGCCTCCACGACCCTTATTAGCCAACTCAAGTAGTTGCTTAACATCTTTGCGTAATTCAGCTACTTCATACTCCATAGCTTCTACTTTTTGAATCGTTATGCCAAATTTAATAGGGTCAAGTTCCACAAGATTACTCACTTTTTAGTTGTTTTTGTTTTCTTGGCGACAACTTTAGTGGCTTTTTTGGCAACTTTTTTGGCGGCAGGTTTAACAGGAAAGTCAAAGGTTTCAATTTTGGGTGTAAAGCCAAACTTGTCTAATATCCATGTAAAGGTAAAGTTCATTGCACCACCTCTATTTTTGCAAGTGATTCACGGAGCATTGTTAAAAACGCTTGTTTGCCTACATTAAGTTGGTCTAAATTGAATTGTGAACTACCAATCTTGCGGTCTAAATCAATCAAATGATTCACCATAGACTGTTGTTCAGGTGTCATATCTTCAAATGCGTACTCTACATCGTCAATCGTAACTTGGTTTTTTTTAATGTTTTCCATGTTATTTCCTTTCGTGGTTATTTTACAGTTTCTTCAAATGGTGTTAAATCATGTTCGCCATAAAACTCTGCACCTTTAGCAATTTGAATTTCAAGGTGTTCTTTATTACGCTTAACTGTTTCAGCCCAATCTTCATCAGTCATATCTTCAGGCTTGCCAGCGTTGAGTAGGTTTACGCTATCCATTGCGGCATCGTAACTGCGTTGTACTTCTTGTTCAGGGGTAAGTTCTAACATTTTAATTACCTTTCAATTGTGCGATTTCTAATGCTTGTGCTTCGATTTTTGCGTTAAGTTCTTGGATTGCTTTAATGAATATAGAAGATAATCTTTCATATCCAACATAGTCAGGTTCACCATCTTTTAAACCTACGACTTCAGGAACAATATCTACCATTTCTTCTGCAATTACACCAATATCAGGTGTGTTATCAGAAATATGATTAAATGTTACTGCCCTCATTTTTAAAACATCTGCAAGACCGTACTTTGTGTCTTGAATGTTTGTTTTGTATTTTGCTGAAGAAACAAGATAAGTAACTGCACCTGTTCCTGAGTTCCATTGAAGTGTGGCATTTACTCCACTTGGTACAGCACCCAAATAAGGTGCGCCTGTGTTAGTAAAATACATTTTCCATACACCATCACCATCAGATAACACAATGTAGTTACTTGCTGTACGGATGTCTAGACCGCTTTGATTGCCGTTGTAAGAGCCAATAATTGTGTTTTTGCCACCTGTGGTTACCAAATAACCAGCACCTTGACCAAAAAATGCGTTATAACTTCCAGTTGTTGCAGCTTGACCAGCATATTGACCAACGAAAGTATTGTTACTTCCGCTTGTTACGCTATATCCAGCTTGGTCACCAACAAAAGTTTGTGAATTTCCTGTGCTTGAATATCCAGCTTGTCTGCCAATAAATACATCTTGAGTACCAGTAGTATTGTTATACCCAGCTTGATAACCTACTGCTGTGTTGTTGGATGCGGTGGTGTTGTTATAAAGGGAAGAATCACCAATAGCCGTATTTTGTGCGCCAGTTGTGTTTGTGTATAAAGAGGAATACCCCAAAGAACTATTAGAAGCACCTGAACTTAAATTTCTTTGTGATATAACACCAACAGTAGTATTTTGCGCCCCAGTAACAGTATTGACAGCCATTGTTGTAGAACCGACAGCAGTATTGTTAGTTCCAGTATTTGTATTTGGAAGTGCGTTAAGTCCTATAGCAGTATTGTTTGTAGCACCGCCACCGCCTTTACCAACAGTAAGACCTGAAATAGAGGCGTCATTAGCTGTAGTAAGTGTTGTGCCGTTAAATGTGAGGTTAGCACTACCGACTACAAGACCGCTAGAGTTATATAAGACTTGAGTAGTAGTAGACGAGCCTACGCCACCTTTAGTGCCAATAACTTGCACTACTCCGCTAGAGTCTTTGTAGAAAAGGCGGCCATCTGCGGTATTTATTGCTAATTCGCCAGCAACTAAATTACCAGCCGTAGGGACATTGGTAGTCGTTGCAGAATAGTAAATCGAAATTGGTGTGTAGCCTGTTTGCGCCATGATTAGTATGTCCCGCCAAAGATGCCTGTCAAGGCTGTTAGTGTACCAACATTATTAATGTCGTTTGTTGCCATATTCAATGCCCCTGACATAGGTGTTTGACCATCTGAAGCGACTGATTGAGTAAGTCCATCAGCTATGTTTTGCATAGTTGTGTTAGCCCAGCTACTTGTAATAGTAGTACCTGTTACTACTGGGTTACCTATGGGGAGGTTATATACTCCGCTACCGTTTCTACTCATTTTGTAACTCCTTCTTGCGCTGCTTTAATCATTAATAATTGCGCTAAGCGCTTTTGTTTATCTGACATATTTGTAGTAGGTATTTTACTAGCTAATTGACCTGCTTTATAGGCTGCTTCTCCAACTAAACGAGGGCTTGTTGATGCCATTGTTGCCGCTAAAGCTGGTAAATGTGTTCCACCACTTAAAATAGCGCCTAATCCGGCACTTACATCCAACCCTTGACCTACTATTCCTCTTGGAGTCCATGAGGAAAGTGATTGTCCTGCTAAAGCTGGCATTAAATTGCGACCACCTTCAGTCATTAATTTATTGGCTATTTCTTGGCGATAACCATAGTTTGCATTGACATTGTTACGCATTAAAGATTGAAGTTTATTCAATCCTGTTGCTACAGAAGCCTTTTTGCCTAAACTAAGCGATTTTTCAATTTCACGAATTAATTCAGCACTTTCGCTGTAATCTTTCATTACATTGCTATAAACAGGTGCTTGTGTATTAATCGTTTCTTTTACAGAATGGTATATATCATCAGCAACATTTCTAGCTTTAGTATTATATGGAATATCCTCTAAAATAGCGCCAATGCGTTGTTTTAAAGCATCCATACCTTCTGGAGTGTGATATTCAGCAGGGTCTAATTTTTTCCAACGATTTACAGATTTTTTAATATCTTCTAATGCTTTAATGGCGTTAGGATTAGTAGTTTCACCTTTAAATGACCCAATATTTGCAGCTTCTTTAATTTTCTTTTCAATATCACCAAAACTTAATACTGTCTTATCTGCGCTAATATCTTCCATTCCTGACCGATAAGCTGTATTTTTTGCTTGACGCATATCAGATAAGTTGGCTTTAGCTGCATTAAGCACATTTTCCATTGGTGCTTCGCCACGCATATTAGTTAAAAACTCAGGGTTTGCAGTTTTACCAGCTTGATATGCTTCTTCAATAGCTTTAGAGCCTGCGCCAGTAGATATACCAGCGCCTTTTGTAAGTAATGCTTTAGCTAATTGACCACCAGCAGAAGCAACGCCTGGAATAGCGCCTAAACCGCCACTTATGCCAATATTTTTAGCTTGTTCTTTGTAATAATCTTTACCAGTTAAACCTTGTTCTTGTGGAGTAATAGCACCTTGCGCTGCACCATAACCAATTCCTTGTGCAACTGGAGTGATATAAGGTGCAATATGTGGCATTGCTTGAGATAAAGCCCCTTCTGCTTTAGCAAAAGAAGGAATCATTCCAACTCCTTTTACCATGCCAGCAGCAGGGGCAACAGAGCCAGCAACTTGACCTGCTAAATAAGAGCCTGGATTAGCTTCTTGATAAGGTTTAGCTTCTTCAGCATATCTTTGTGCTGCTTGACCGCCTACTTTTCCACCGCTTAATAATTGTGCAATACCTAATACTGGGTCTGTAATAATAGATTTTCCAGCGCCAGTAAGTGCAGATTCTAATGGGCGAATTTCAGGTGATATTTGGGCAACATTGCGTGTTGGTCTACCCAAAGCAGCGCCACCACCAGTTTCAGCAAATTGAGTTTGTGGTTTATATAGCTTTTGTGCTTGTGCAATAACATCAGCTTGACTAGCACCTTCTGGGCCAGTTAAGACAACAGTATTACCATCAGGCGCTTGTACTGTATATTCTGCCATTATTGTGTACTTCCAGGGACAACTTTAATAATTCCCCATTGTCCTTTTTCAACAACAGGTGGTCTATAAGCTGGATTTACAGGAGGGGCTTTAGGTGTAGCAGCCTCTTCTTCTGTCATAGTTACAAATTGACGCAAATTCTGAGGCACAATTTTTTGATGCACTTTGTATTCATTATTGATTACATTAGCAGCATAATTCTTTTGATTATTAGCTATTTGTTGTGCAGTTTTTTGTGTTACCAACAATGTTGATGGATTATTAAAGTTAGGCTGTAAACCACTTAAAATTCTTTCATCGCCACCATTAAGGACACCAAGATTAAATGCTTCTTTACCTGTCAAAGTAACAGTATTGTAGGCTTCACTTAACAAAGCCCTTTTTTGTGGATTTGCCATATCAGCAACACTAAAATTAGAAATTAAGTTTTTATAATTATCTAATGATTGTTGATAGTTAATAGCGCCTGATACTTTTTTAGCAGGCTCACCTACTAATGGCTCAGAGGCTTTAGTAAACCATTCTCTATTTTGTTTTGGCGATAATCCAGCAGGAGGTTGTGGAGTTTCAAAAGTAGGTTGTTTTGCAGTAGGCTGTACTGGTTGTGCTGGCATTGTTACTGCGCCTTGCGCATAAGCAGGTGCATTTGGGGCTAAAGAAACTGGTGGTTTAGCCAACACAGGAGAACCAGGGTTAATTGTTTGTACTGGAGGTTGTCCACGCAATGCTTGTGGCATATTACCACCATAAGGTATTCCTTCGTCACTTAATCTAGCAGCTTCAGCAGGAGATATGCCTTTTGCAAATCTTTGCAATACTTTAGTTGGGTCACGAGGGTCACGCAATTCAATCGCATTACCAGTATCTACATGAATAGGTGGATGATATTTTTCTCCACCTTGTCCAACAGTTTCCATTTGACCTGTAGATAAATTTATTCGCTTACCAATTTCACCTTCGCCATATTTCTGAATTTTTAAATCTTCAGCAACCATTGATTTTAATGTAGGATTTTGTGAATTAAGTCCATATTGAATAGCTTTAGCAGGGTCAGTTTGTTGTAGTCTTGCATATTCTTGAATTTCAGCAGCATTTCTTCCTCTTAAAGCTGTAGCTAATTCTTGTGTTTTAGTATCTAAATTAGCATTAGTAATACCACCAATAGCAGCATTAATCATTGGAAGTGCTTGTTGCAATGCAGAAGGCTTAACATAATGCCCACTAATCATTTGACCTTGTGGCGCATTAAAGGCTTGACCTGTCAGCAAATTAGCTAACTGGCGTTGTCTTTGTAAACCCAAGACTTCGGGGTCTTGTGATAGAAATTGTTGGTCTGAAAGGTTTGTTGGGTCTGCCATGATTATCCCTGCTTTAGTAAATTAGCCAATGAGTTTAAATCCATTGGTTGTGCATCTCTAATAGGTTGCTGTGCCGTGTATGCAAATGGGCTTTGATTGCCACGCACTAAGTTTGGTAATGCAGAAGCAGAAGCATTTTGCCCTGCTGCTAATTTTCCTAATGAGCTAGACAAACCAGAGCCAGCACCTTGCTTTAATAGTTTAAGCAAATCTGTATTAGTAGTAGTACCAGTTGTTCCAGCAATCGTATTAGGTACGCCACCAGTATTAATAGATGAAGCTGGTACATAATTACCAAAGAAATCTGTAGCTGGCATACCATTAGCGCCAGCAGCATAACTTGAGCCTATAGCACCACCGCCTTGTAATCCATTGCCTAATACTGTACCAGGGGCTAATTGTCCTGACATTCCAACGCTTGTTCCTGAAGGTGCGCCAGCAGCCGGTAATGCTGGATTTAACGAATTTACTGTGCCGCCATTAGTAGCGCCTAAATTTACATTAACATCAGGTTGTGCTAATACTTGGTCTGCGCCAGGTGTAGACGTAGGGGGAGGAGCAGATTCAAAACCTGCTGGAGCAGCACCACTAGTAGCATAAGCATCAGCAGAAGCAGCAGCTAAAGATTGAGCATCAGCAGCAGAAATTCCATAACTTGTAGCTAAATTTTGTGCAATAGCTTCTTGACTTAATCCTTGTGCAGCTAAATTTGAAGCATCATAAGCCATAAATGCAGCATCAGAACCAGCAGCAGCACCACCACCAGCAGCAGCAGCAGTAGTACCAGCAGCAGCTTCTCCACCAGTAGTTGCAGCTAATGTTTCTGAAGCAGCACCAGCAGAAGCAATGGTAGCTGCAATAGCAGCAACAGTAGCCCAACCACCAGGAATAAGAGTATGTACTGAATTATCAACTTGGGCTAAAGCACCTAAAGCGCCTAAACCACTTCCATCTGTACCTAAAATTGCAGAAGTAACATCTAATGGATTACCACTACTAGCAGAATTAATAATATTTTGTGTATTTCCAATAATGCCACCACCACTACCGTCTGTTCCTACAACGCTAGAAATGTCATTAGTAATTGGCTCTGTCCACGCAATAGGATTAAATGAACCACCACCGCCTCCAAAAGGGGTGCGCTTTAATTCCCAAGTCCAACCAGAATGTTTACTTTTAAACATATTAGCTAGTTAACCAGTTATAAGCACCTGAAATACCATTACCAATACTTGAAACAACGCCTGGATTAGCTGCTAAACCTAAAATACCAGCAGAGCCTAAACCATATAGTCCAGCAGTCTGATTGGTAGCTTGTCCTAATGCAGCATTTTGCGCTGCAATATTAGCGTTAGTTTGAGTAGCTAAAGCACCTGTGTAATCAGGGCCAGCAACCGCAGCTTGTTGCGGTGCATTAATAAGGTTAGGTGTAGTTAAAGATTTAATCTGTCCAGCTTGTGTGCCTTGCAGCGCTTGAGCTTGCAAACCAGTATTCATACCTTGTACTTGGGCGCTTGTTAATAAGTCGTTTTGACCTTGTTGGAATGTACGCATAGCATTGTCATAAGCCTGTGTACCAGGGACAATTCCTTGATTAGCTAAAGCAGCTTTATTTGACTCTGCGGATTGCGCCATTTGTGGCTGTAAGCGTTGCATAATCGCATCGCTGTATGTTTGACCAGGATTAATGCCATAAGCAGGGTTATTAATACTTGCTTGTAATCCAGCTAAAGATGAGTTTACAAGTCCTTGAGTTTGGTCAGTACCAGTTTGATTAGCAGTCCATGTAGGATTACCATTAGCATCTGTACCTTGTTGGTAGTTTAAACCACCATAAAGTGTATTTTGATTAACTCGATTAGCTTGAGTAGCTTGTTGTGCGCCAGCAAGATTGCCTAAAGTTTGTGCTTGCGCTGCGCCAAAATAAGGGCTTGTAGTGCCAGCATACGGATTAGCTGTATTAGCGTTAGCACCTTGCGAAAATGTCGAACCTGCACCCATTACTATCTCCTTATGCCCATTTACAATATTCTGGGCGCATTTCTAGAATTACCAAATCCCCATCGTCATGTGCGTCAGGAATAAAAGCAACATCTTTGAAACCAAGGTGTCGGTCTAGTCTTAGGGCTTTTTTGTTACTCCCTGCAACTGTGCCAATTATAACCTTTAATTTCAATGTGTTAAACGGATAATCAAAGACCTTTTTAAGAAAGTCTTTGGTTGCCCAATGCTCACCTTCTGACCCCACATGAATCATGCAAGATTTACCATAAAAACCGCAAAATACCACTACTGCCCTAATTTCATCATTTAATACCTGACCGACATAATGTGCGTCAGGTGAAGTCGGAATCTTATGTTTAATAGCCCAGTCTTTAAGACTTTGCTGATTAATAAGAATCAAATGACACCACCTTTTTCCATAATATAGTCGGTACTAGCCCAATGTAATTCAATGTTTCTTGATGCCACATTAATGTTAATAGAGCCACTAAAACCTATTCCTGTGACACCTTGCCATACTTTAGTAGTAATAAGCCCACCACCCCAAACATTGCCATCCCAAGTTGATGTATCCCAAATACCTTCAGATTGTGTAGCAGGGTTAAACGAAACTGCGCCTAACTGTGATTGAGTGTCAAAATCTACGCTTAAACCGCATAAAACGGCTGGTACGCCACCTGTAGATTGAAGTATAGGTCTTACCATCACAAAGCGTTTTAATTGCCCTGGTGACTCAAAATAAGAATAAGCTGTTTGTGCAGTTGCAGAAATATTTGCGCCGTTATCTGATAAAGAAGAGTACAAAGTACCTACAAAGCCATCACTACCAAAGTGCATATCAGCATCACCGGATACTTCCCAACAATAGCCTTGAATACCTGTAAATCTTGCCCATGCTTTAGTAATGGTGTGCATTACATACTGTTCCATACCTATATCGGTAGGAATAGACAAAATCAGCATATTTTCACTAGCAAAGTAGTTAATTTGCCAACCGAAATTAGCATAGTAATTAGTAGCAGCTTGACTAATAGGGTAGAAAATCTTGTCTGTTAAGTTAATTCTTGGGTCTAGGCGGCTAGATTGTAAAGCAGAAGCAAGTGGTACTAAACCATCTTGAGTCAGTAAAAGTAAATCACCAGCCCATTTAAAAAAGCATCTACGACTAAAAGTTTGCCCTAATTGCCATACGCCTTTTAATGCCCAAGTAGCGATTGTAGTAGGGTCTGTGCCGTTATATACAATAACTTCGCCCATACTGGTTACAAACACAGCATAATCATCAGCACCTTGACCAGCATCTAATGTCCAAGTACCCATTGCTTGCAAATAACCACCATTTCGTGCAATTCCACCGAAATAAAGAGGAGAAGCAGCGCCAGCAATAGAATCTACATCTAAAAACCAACAAGCAAGAGTGTCTTTTTGCGTAAAATATAGGCGATTTTTAAACAGGTTTACATTAATAAAAGTTGATGAATCTGCGCCTGTGATGCCTAAAACTGTATAAGTACCTACTACTGTAGCGTTAGCAGCAGGCGTTGTTGCCATAATGTAAGTAAAGGTACTTGCACCTGTTTTTGTAATGACATAAGAGCCGTTATAAGCTGCTTCAGTAGCGCCAGAAATAGTAACATAATTGTTACTAACTAAACCATGTGGCGCAGAAGTCGTTAATGTTGCTACATTACCTACATGGGTAATTGTGCTAATTGTTTGCGCTGTACTTGTCGTGGCAATAAAAAACCAAGAAGTACCATTAAAGACCATTACAGGGTCAACACCATTACAAGCTACTAAAAATGAGCCTGCGCTATTAGTAATGTTGACAAATTGCAGTTTATCGCTAGTAATACCTGTAAAATAAGACACCGCAGTAGCAGGTTTACAGTCATAAATAGTGTTTCCACACGCCCCAAATAGCTTATAACCGCTATTAGTAGGGTAATCCATTAGTGTATGGATTGGGGTATTTATTTTAATAGTATAAGCACCCACTACAGTAGCATTAGTAGCTGGTACAGAAAGCATTGTGTAAGTAAAGGTTGATGCACCTGTTACTTTAATCATAAATACTCCGTTGTAGTCGCTTGGAGTAGCGCCAGAAACAGAAATATATTCGTTATCTATTAAACCATGTGCTGTAGCAGTTGTAACCGTTGCTGTCACACCTGAGTGTGTAATGCTTGAAATTGTTTTAGCGCCAGTAGAAGTAGTAACAATAGAAACTTGGGTATAACCTTTACGCAATGTCACATCGCTAGGCGTAGGGTAAAAGTTAACCATTTGTACTGCATCTGTAGGGGGCATCTCAGCAAGAGAATCCCTACCATTCCAACCACCAATAGGTGCAGGAATAGAAGCAGTAGTAGCAGAGTTTTGTTTAGGTCGCTGTAATAGCATTATGAGCCATAGCCAGTATCGGGGATATTAGCGTAACCAATAAGCACTCTACTTGGTTGTGGCGCAAAAGATAAGTTAGGCGCACCTTTATCGTTAGCTTTAGCAACTGATAAATAGCGTTGATAATCTTGAGAAACGACTGTTGTATCAAAGCCTTTAATGCCCCAATACTTCATTTTTGTCAACAAAACCATAATACGGTCATCCAAAACTGTAGTATCTGAGTCAGCAGTAAAACTATTTTTTACTGTATTATCTGCGGCTCTCGCCCAACCTTTTGACCTATATTCCCATCCCAAGTATTCTTGGGTATTCATAATAGGCCATATACAGAATTGATTATCTAGGATACGCCAGCGTACTCGTGGGCCTGTAGAGATATAACCAGACTTTAGCCATTGCCATTGTTGTGCATCTTCAGCGCCCAACATTTCCCAATGTTTCGATTTATCCCACATAGTGCGGTTTGTAATCGTTTCAAAGTCATCAGGAAGGTCATAAGCAGTCTGAGCGCATACTACTGACTGTACGCCATTGCCTGTAGCAAATTGACTCATTACAACAACTTTAGTCGTGTTATTAGCACTTACAACATAAGTATCTTGAGGAATGTTATAGCCTGATAATTGCCATTGGCTTGTAACATTGCTTAAATCTGTGCCAGCCTCAAAAGTTAATGTAGCAGAACCATTAACAGTTGTGGCATTGGCGGTAAAAGATTGCGTGTAAAAACGATACTGCACTTGGAGTGCTTGCCAATCATATTCTTTTAGCAAGTCATAACCAGCACCATTCATCAGGGCTAAAATCTGTTGTACATCCTGAGAAGTGTTGCCGACAACAAAAGAAGGTACAGCCAAGTTTAACTCGGCTGCGGTCTGTTGCACCATTTGAAGCATCGTTTGGGACATATTAAGCCTCTACTACTTTCGGTTTGCGTGGTTTCTTTTCCGCAACAGCCGCAAGTAGCGCTTCCATTTGTTCCTGCATTTTGGATAGCTTCGCATCTGTTTCTGCGGTTATTTTAGCATTTTCTTCACGAAGTGCTTGCAATTCTGCTTCTCTATGTGCAACTTCAGCAGAATCAGTAGCTAAATTCAAGAAAGCCTTAGCTTTTAAGCGGAAATTATGAGGACTCATGCCAGCTACCATGCCAATACGCTGTAATTGCTGGTCAGAGCAGTCAGCAATAGCTTCTACTGTATGGAATTTAAGCCCACGCAATTCT